TTAATAATATTTGAAAATTTTTGATTATGGTTGATTATGGTTGATTATATAGATCCTTATTGTTCTTTCATGGAACATTCATAGTGAAAGAAACCTTTATTGCATCGTTTAGTTTTAGCAGCAGATTGTTTATCACGCCTAGTTTTTTCAGTTTGGGTACGGCGGATAGTTTTGTTAGTAGGCGTGCAAGCGATAGGTGCGTATTTACGATACATATTAACTATTTGTAATGGAATGAATAGATAATATGTGAAAAAATATATTTCAATTTTTAAGAGGTGTTAATTAATGGTAGGATATAGATTACATTAATTTACGCCACACTTTGCAAACTATGTGTATATGGGTTTTCTTTGAATGATTGAAGTAAATCACCATTCAAAATATCTGTAATGGGTGTAGTGGTTTCTTTAGGCATCTGAACTGTACCAATAATTTGTTTATTAGGAACAACAGTATTGTACTGCATTTTAAAATTTTCTCTAGAAAGCGCGTTATCGCGTTCGCGTTGTGCAACAGTTTCTACATTTATAGAGTTGTTAAACATGTTAGTCCCTCCTTGTGGGGTCCATGCTTTGGTGGCTCTATTATGATTATTGCGTTGATTATAAGCACTATAATTGTCGTAGGTACCATATAGGTGGTTATTGGGTGTACCTAAAGAAAATTGTGATGTACTAGAGCGGTTTGTTTTATTTCGTATTTTTTGATTGGGGACAATTTGTTCAATATCTTTGCTAACGAAAGGGTTATCGGTAGTAGAATACATGGTATGTTCTTTAATAGTTGGATTGGGGACATCATTTGGATCGTAAATAGGCTGTCCGCCCGCGCCAATTTTAGAAACAATGCCACCGGAATTGTGATTATTAATCAAAAATTCTTTTTTAGATTCAGTAGTAGAAGGATTTGATTTTGCAATATATCCCATTGGATTAGCAATGCCTAGCACATTAAGATTATTATCGGGTTGTAGGTTTGATGAACGATAGGTTGAACGATTATCGTAAGACTCGGTGTTATTTCGTTTTACGTGAAAGGCGGAAGAAGATGGTGTGCCAATAATTTCTTTAAAAACGTGTTCTCTGTTTTTTTTATCAAAGTTTTGTATAGGTTTGTTTCCTTCGGGTATGGATGAAGTACCGGGAATACCTGTATATTCAGCGTGAGTTGTGCTGCGATTATTGACTTGTGTAGAAGTGAGAGATTCGGGATGAAGGGTTTGATTACTAATAACATTACTAGTAAAATATCTAGCTGGTCCATGGTGGAAAAAAGTATCAGGTCGGTGTTTATTGACTTTGGAATGTTCAGAAATGGTTTGTACAGAAGAGTGTGCGGGACCTTTGTGGTCATCTAAGCTGAAACTTTGTTTAGGATTATTAATAGTTCTTAAATCATCAACAGTTTTAGGCTGCCACTGTTCTCTAGACATTAAAGATGAATTGAAGCCATGTGTACCATCAGTATCGTATTGTTTAGTAAGTCCAGGTCCTATGTTTTGAGATACCCATGGAGTTTCATTATGTTTTTTGGTAGATTGATTCATACGAGAACGTATGAATTCAGTATTATTAGGAGTTCCGTGTGCCCATTGTAGGTTATTTTGTGGTTTGAATAAAGGTGGTTGAGCGGATTTATGTACATTAGTAGAAGCAGAACCAACCATATTATCTAATCTTGAGTCGGAGTGTCCGTCATTGAAATGTCGTCCAGGTTGGCTCGTTCCATAAAAATGAACCATATTATTGTGTTGAAGTGAATCAGGTGATATTTTTTCTCCGGTTAATGATGTAAATGATGAGTTTTCATTGGTGGTGCTGTTGGAAGAAGTGACGTTTGAAATAGAGGAAGGTTGCAATGGGGTTTCCGAGTAAAACTGTTCGTTTAAAGATTTTTTTTTTGAAGGTTGGTCTTTGTTGGCTACTTTGTACAAAGCCGCTAAAGCAACAGCACTAAATAAATAAGTTTCCATATATATTGCTATAGGATTTTAAATTTTCAAAACCAACATCTACTCTCTTCATTAGAACCTTAATTTTGAATTTTTGAATTAGCATCAACTTCTAATTAACTGTTTTTTATCCATATCTAATGTTCCTATAAGAACAGGAACTTGACCTGGAGTATTCAATCCATTGATGTAACTTTCATAGTTATAAACCTTAAAATCTTCATCTATTGCATATTTAATTCCATCTAATTCTACAATTTTTAGCTTCATGTCTCTTAAAACTTCATTTTGTTCACGAGTTGTATCACGTTCGTCGTTTTTGATAGAAGGGGCGAACAAAAAGCTATCAACTTTTGGATTAATAAAAGAATAACAATTATATGAATCGGATGAGTTTTTAGATCTGTGTAAATTACAGTCGATAGCCGATTCTTTGATAGCGGTAATAAATTGATTATTGATTTGGTCTTTTAAATTCGACTTCTCATAAATATATTCGTCGGTTGTCAAAACAGTTTTTCCGTCGATAGTACTTCTATCTTTAAGTTTAAGTTCGGTTGAAATACTAGATGTTAATTGTTCATCAGAGAAAGTCATTAAATACAAAAAAACCGTGATATTTCTTTCAGATTCAAGTAGATCTTCGTGGCTACAAATTCTTCTGGCTCGTCCTATAACTTGTTTCATACGAACAGGATGCCAATATGGTTCCATAATATGAACAAAACGACAATTTTTCAATGTGATACCTTCAGCTCCTGCACGCGTAATCATAAAAAGTTTAATTATATCACCATAGAAGTTGTTTGACGCTTTTTTAGTGAGTTGTTCTGTAATAGTTACGGGTACTTTATCCCACGAGCCGTTATAAACATTCCTGTAAATTTCTTTAGTAACATCGTCTTCATCACCGGTGTAAGAAACGAAGGTGGGTTTACCTATATCTTCGTCTTCCATATCAAGTATCCATATATTGCTTTTATTTTTATGAATTTTAAATTCGACAAACCCGTTTTGTAGTAATACTAATTTGAAAATACCAATACCTTCTAGTGTTTTGAAGTCGCTATACAGTAGATGTAGTCCTTTGTGTATTGGATTTTTAATATGTTTAAGTATAGAAGCGAATTTGGGGCTGTATGTTTCAAGCCCTTCAGGCGATAATAACTTCTTTGAATCTTCTCTTAATGTGTTGAGTGTGTATTGTAACATTTCTTGATACTTTTTGTCTGAAGATTCAAATTCTTCCATATTTTCATCATTATCGTTATCACGATTGTTTTTAGTATCGCTAGGGACGGGTTTATGAATTGTTTCGGGGAAAACGAAGTTACAATTAGAACGGGAAGCAATTCTGTATGTAGACGTACTTTCTTGATATACATCAGAATATATATCTTTGGCCTTTTTCTTGGCATTGCGCTTTTCTTCATTACGTTCGTCTTTGCGTGAATTTTCATAGGTTTTGAGTTGATGTTTACTCATGGTTAACTTTACAATCTTGAAATCCATGTCCGGATTATATGAAGGCATAAGTTGTTCTTGTGGACTTTTGAAAAAGGAGGAAAGTCCAGAAATGCGTCGTTTAAAAAGATTTGGATTTTTAATAGTGCGATTAGTAACATCAACAAATGTATCCATAAACTCATCATTTTCCGTAAAAGCTGTATACGAGTTAAGGGTTATATTTTCTTTTTTGATAATAAAGTCTTCTTTTTTGAGGACATCAAGAATATCAGCAAGCAAATGTTCATTAGAAATCTGTGTGTTTTCATCGAAATTTACACCCATGTATTTTGTATTTTTAAATTTGTTGAGAAAACCGCTTGGATTTCTAGTAAATTTAAGTGTATGTGTGGAAGGTTTATAATTTACATCATCTAACACCTCAGAAATAGTGATTGGTTTATCTGAAGAAATAGATGCGAGCGATTGTTTTTTAAACAATTTTAAAAAATACTCAGTATTAATAGTTAAAGATTCTTTTGTCCGCAAAACAATAGTCCATTCATAAATGAGCCCGCGCAACATATTGAAAAGTACAGCAATTTCCAATGGGGAATTGATAATAGGTGTTCCGGAGAGAAAAACGATTCTACAGTTATGCGCAGAGAGTAACCAACGATACAACATGTATGGAACAGTATCATACTTTTTTGTTTTGATTTTATTAGTAATTGTGCTGACAAAATTATGTGCTTCGTCTACAACAACAACCTTATCATCAAACGGATTTTTGGTACCATTAAATGTTTGTAGTTTTTGATTTACATTATCTTTACGAAGACCATTGTAAGGGACGAGTGTGTATTTGGAATAAATCATATGATTTATTTGTTCCATAATTTGCTTTTGTTGGTCAAGTGTAAGACTATTAAAATTTGGTTGAAGCGTTGAGTCAGGAACCCATGCACCGCCTTTTTTATGCAAAAATGCTTCTGATAAACTGAGTTCAGTAGTAAACTGTTCAATCAAATTGGCTTTTACGCTAGATTTAGAATCAATGTTTTCATAAATAGTATGAAAGGTCCAAAAGTAGTTTGTTTTATATATTGGATCACCACAATTTTTAAGTTCTTCAATATAGTTTGAAACAAGCGACTTAGGTGTTAAAACCATAATGTTTTGTACATGCTTAAAGCCTTCTGCTATTGCGATAGAAGAACACGTTTTACCTGATCCTAAACCATGGAATAATAATAATCCTCGATAAGGAGTGTACAAGTTCATATAATCTCGGACAATTTTTTGATGAAGAAGTAAATTGAACTCCTTGCTTTCTTTGGACTCGCATGAAATCTCAAGTTCTTCTTGTTCAGAATATTTCTCCTTATTGAAAAATGTATTAATAAACTGAATAAAAATTTCGCGATTATTTAAATAATATTTCAAACCACTTTTATCATGTATTTTTAATTTATTTTTTTTGGAGTATTGGGGTAAGATTTTAGTATTAATGAGCGCGCCATCAACAATAACTTTAATCGGGGTAGATGATGTTGGTGTAAAGAATTCACTAGGACTCGCGATAGTTATGAAAAGATTGTCAACTTTTCCAATAATAATGAATGTTTCAGCAACATTAGTAGATTGTGTAGTACGTGTAGTTGTGGATTTTTCTTCAGGTCGTGAAACCTTTTTGCTAGGAGTTTTAGTGATAGCAGAAAATTTGATATTGTTAATTAAAGCATCATATGAAGTATCCTTAAAATCATCCCTTTTATCTAAAATGAATGTATCTTCTTCATAATCTAAATCTATAAATACTGAAGTTTCAGTTTGTGGTATAGGTCTAGATTGAAATTGTTCTAATAAAAATTTATTCATTATATTACTATAGTATTATATAATTAAATATCCGACGTCAACAACCATGTGTACAATATTTAATTTGCACCATTTATGAAGATCAAAGCATTTTCACAAGCAGTCATTTCTGCTTTGCGTTTAATTTTATGTTTTCCACTGCCTAAAAAAACAAAGACGCGTCCGGTTTGATTCAGTATATCTTTGATATATTCGAATTTATTTTCAATGCTACTATGAATAATCATAGCATCATCATAAGATAAATTATGTATATTCATACCAATACATAAAAAAACACCCATATTGTAACCATCATAGTTTTTTTCAAACTCCATGTAGTCGGGTGTAGTTTTGAATTCCTTTTGAATAATCATTTGCAGTTTATTTTTGAAATTCACATCACTATTAATAAGTTCGAACCAATTAATATGTTGTTCTAAAACGTTTTCCATAAAAATCTGAACGAGTTGAAAACCG